ATAAAGATGATATCGCAATATCTTACCTTGTCGATGGTGAATGGTGTGGTAATGCTATAATCGCAAATAAGCTCGTTGACATATGTTACAATAGAAAAGATGCTGTTGCGATACTCGGACCGAATACAAGCGATATCGTTGGTATTAAAGATACTTCAATTGTTAAAGCTAATATGTTGAATTATGTCAACAACAATAGTTTAATTGGTGGGGACAGATTCTTCCAGTTCGCAGGTTTCTTTGCAAACTGCAAACAGATTTATGATGTTTATAATGAAACATATGTTTGGTTGCCAATATCTGTCGATGTAGCTGGTTTAAATGAAAGTGTTGATAGATTCTTTGAACCTTGGTATGCTGTCGCTGGTATGACTCGTGGTGCGATTAGAAACATTATTAAACTTGGTTGGAACCCAACAAGACTTGAAAGAGATGAGTTGTATCCAAATAGAGTTAATCCCGTTGTTTACTTTAAGGGTGAGGGAACATATGTCTATGGTGTTAGAACTCTCTGCTCATTGAAGTCAGATTTGGCTGATATGTATAACAGAAAGACTCTTAATTTCATAGCGATGAATCTTGAAAAATTCTTAAGACAAGTTCTTTTTGAGTTCAATGATGCTATTACCAGAGGTCAAGTTGTTAATAACATTGAACCTTTCCTTAGAAATATAACAGCTAAAAGGGGGTTAATTGACTATCAGATTGTGTGTGACGAAACGAATAATCCACTTTCAGTTATTGAAAATAATGAGCTTATTTGTAATGTTTATTTGAAGATGGCTCATGTTATTGAGACAGTATCGTTGAATTTTATTATAACAAAAGCATCAGTTTCTTTTGATGAAGTAAGAATTTAAAAAAATATATACCATGATTTTTTATAAGCCCCTCTTAGGAGGGGTTTTTTTTATTATCTTTTACTTAGCCAACACAAGAGTTCTCGAATTATAGTTTCGGAACATGATGGATTTTCTTTAATTGAATGTATTGCTATTTTAAAACTTTCTTGAACTGTTTTGCGAGAATCGAACATTTTACCCGACGAAGAACATTGGTGGAAAACTATATTTTGTTTCTAATTGTTCTTCAAGCTCTTTTAATCTATCTGTAGCTTCCTGCCACATTTGTCCAGCGGTTAAAGTTATACCTCCAGGCAAATTAACATTATCGAATTTTTTTAGATTTTGTGCATATTGTTGTTTAATTAATTGAAATGAATATTCTCTTAACCAAACATCACCCCACACATCAGGATATTTTTCTGTGTCTTCCTGCATATAGCAAACCAACGCTATGGATGCACCATCAAAAGAATCTATTGGTGTTAATAAATTGAATTCGTGTGTTAATTGATTGAAAGTATAGTTGAATTTTTTTCCAACCATCATATCAACCATTTTAAGCCACTCATATGCTAATTCCACGGTTACAAGGTCGAATCCACCTAACTTACCCCAATTCATACCCATACTTTGTCTCATCTGATAATCGAAAGAGAACATTGTGCTCTTATCGTTTAATTTCAGATAATATAAAACGCTGGTAATTTCATGTGGTAATTCGTATGATGATTTGCCTTGTTCCAGATTAAGAATAAGACCAACTTCACGATAACCGTTGAAGTGTTCATTGTTGAATCTGAAAACGGCTTCTTTCAATCTATCTATGACCTGTTGTTTCGTTATATTGATGTATTGAATACCACCAACGGGTCTCTGAAAAATATTGTCACCACCGAGCTTTCTGAGGCACCAATCGCCCAATTCAAACATTGTTTGAGGATGTTCCATTCCCATGATGTTTTTACCTATTTATTTTCAGTTATCCATTTTTCTAATTTTGAAACCAATTCTTTAGCTTCTTTTATTGTCATTGTGTCCCACTTTATTGGACTTAAAACAGAATGAAGAGAAATTTTGAAATTATTTAATTTTTCATTTTCTTCGTTTATTCTTTTCTGCTCTTCCAATTTGCGTTTGTTTTCTTCCAACTTTTCTTTTTTCTTTTGTGTAAGAATTTTATCAACAACTTTCTCAATGACCACTTTTATTTCCTTATTTTTTTCTACCATGATATCCTCCTATTTGGATTTCTTTGTTGTTTTTTTGGTTGATTTCTTTGTTGTTTTTTTGGTTTCTTTTTTTTCTTCTTCTGCTTCAACATCTTCTTTCACATCTTCTTTTTCTTCTGCTTCATTATATTCCTCTAACATTGAATCAATTGTTTTTCTTACTGGGGTATCGAGAGGAATATTTTCAACTTCTTCAACCACATTGATTATATCATCTTCTTTTATAACAACAGATTCTTTTTCTGCAATTATAATTGACTCTCTTGTGTTATAAGGGTCTTCAAATTTATCAACAACAGGTTCAGGGTCAACTGGAGCACGGCTCGTTTTTCCTTCTTCAACAATTTTTTCTTTGATTGATTGTTCAAGTTTAGCGGTATTGGATGTTTCATTTTTTTCTGCCTTCGCTTCTTCTTTCATAATTTCTTTTTTTGTATCTGGCTTATAAATTAAGAATGTATACTTGGTTGCCAGCATTTTTTCTTCTTTTTCTGTCAATTTACCTTTGAATTTTTTTGTCTCATATGGAGCAAACCCATATTCTCTACCCTTAAAGGTAACATTAAATCTAATCATCGAATTGTTAAAAATCATTGAAATCCTCCTAAAATTAAAAAAACTAAATAATAATCGTAATGCAGATATATTTATTATTTAAAAAATTTATTGAGGGTTTTTAAATGTTTTTCTTTAATGACACGATGTCGATATATACAATAGCCATTGGTAGCTTATTCAACAATCTGAAGGTTCAAAGAATCAATAAAACAAAAGACCCAGTTGAAATAAAAGAAATAGATGTTCCACTAAACTATTATAATAAAATGCATTGGTACTATAAAACATATAAAACTTTTCCAGATAAAACAAATATAAATAAAGTGTTACCAAGAATGGCATTTTCATTGGATAACTTAAATCCAGATAATGATAGACAAACGAATAAATTTGAAACCTTAAAATTTGAGGGTGATATAAGTAGAGATGTTAGGGATTGGTGTCAAACTGCTGTACCATATAAATTCGGGTTCACATTATCAATATACACAAAATTTCAAACAGAGTTAAATCAGTTAATGGAACAGGTTTTGCCTTTTTTTCCAGCTAAATCAAGAGATTTACATATAAAAGAAGTTCCAATACTAAACATATATAGAAGTGTTAAAGTAGAATTGACTGGGTTATCTCCACAGATAAATGTTGATTATTCTGATAATGGAGATAGGGTAATTCAATTCGATATGAATTTTGATTTGGATGGATATTTATATCCGCCAATAAAAGAACAGAAAATAATAAAATATGTCGATTTTAACTTATATTTAAGCATTGTTAGCGGAAATTATCAAAATGAGCAGGAAATTGTAATTACAGAACATGATACAGAAAACGAGGGGTAAAAAACAATGTTAGAAGGAATCTTAAAAGCCATAGCAAGCACTGGAAATATTTATCTTATCATAATAACAATCTTATGTGTTATTTTATTCTTTTTTATAAAATATTATTTTTCAGATAAGAAAAAAGATAGTTTAAAAAATAGAAGTGTTATAAATTCTTTATCAACAGATATAAAAAAAGAAATAAACAATTTATCCACAAAAATGGAAACCAACGATGAAGACATTTATGAAATGATAAAAGATATACAAAGTGATTTAAAAAAAATAAATGAAAATATAGATAAATTGACAGCCGAACAGAGAGATAAAATGAAAGATTTTCAATACCAACATGAAAAAATTTCAGAAAGAATAACAGATAACTTCGAAATATTCAAGCAAATGAAGGAAGATGTGAGAAGTTTGAAATTCAAGGTTGAATTAATGTTGGTTCAAACAAACAATTCAAGTAGAATAAACAAAGGATTATAGGAGGATATGTTATGATACATAAAAATGGTGTTGGACAAGTATCTGAACTTGATTTTTCGGATATTTATGTCATAGAAAAGTGGATAAAAAAATATATTTATGAAATAAAAACAATAAAACCCCAGCTATGTAGATGCAAATATGATATTCTGAGAATTAAATGGCATGAAATAATATATTGGTTCTCTCTTCTTTGTAACAGAATAATAAAAGATAAAAAAATATCAGTTGAAAATTTTATAGATTCTATAATGAAAGTAATTGAGTCTTATGAACTTATTATAAAAGAAGACCCAACGATGTCTACAAAAATATTTTCTTTATTCAGAGAGCTACACAAAGTTACAACAAATGAATTTGCCACTGAGTGTGAGGAATTTATTGAACACTTCAATGAAAATAAAATGTCTGTAAACGAATTGTTGGATAAAATAGGCGAATCTCTATATACAGTATTGATAAACACCATTTTTGAATTACATGAAATATCCGTAAAATGTGAAAATGCAGAACACTGTGAATTTTCTGATGTAAAAGAAGATGAGTCAATCAGATTCTTAATAAACAATCTTTATAATTTAAATTCATATTCAATATTCAAATTGAAAAAATTCATAGAAATTTTAAATGTCGATGTGTCAAAAATAGATTTCATAGCAGACTTCAAATATTTTGAAGAAGATTCAATAAATCCCAACATAATAAAAATGTTAGAAGAAGCAAAAACAAAGTTCAAATCCTTAACAATTACAAATGTAAATTCAAGATTATTACAAATCATGCATGATAAATTTGAGAATGATATAGCTTAAAATCATAAATATATTTGAATATTATTAATTTTATTGGAGAAATAATATTATGTCAGGCAAAAAAGACGAGTTATCAGAATTGTTGGGAAAAGCAACTACGGTCAATTTTAAAATAGACCCCAACAAAAGTGATGACTCAAAAATAAAAGATGATTCAACAAACAAAGATAGAAAAAAAAGAAAACTCATTGTGAATGATGATAAAGATTTGGGTATTTCTGAAGAAGAAATACATAAAATGAGAGATGATACTCTGGGTCTAATTGAAAAACACATCCAAGAGATGAAATCAAGTATCCAAAAAGATAAGTTGGCAGACTATATGTTAGAAAACAGAATAGAATTGTTGGAAAAAAGCAAATATATGTTAAATGAATATATGGTAACTGTTCTTACAGAATTACGCTCATCTTCAAGAGCATTCGAAGTGTTAGCCAAAATGTTGGAAACTGTAACGGCAATCAATGATAGTGTTGTTAATATAAATGATGATAAAAAGAAAACCAAAAGCGAAAAAGATGATGGAAAATTATCAGCCAACACTTCTGATATCATAAAACAGTTGGTCGAAGATAATATCGAAGCATCATTGGAACAGAGAAAATTCAGAGATAAAGATAAAGAATCAATCAAAGTCGTGAATGGAGGTAAATAAAAAATGTCGGAAGATGTCAAATCAATAATTGAAGCCCAGCAAGAAGCCGATAGAATTGAGCGTGAAAGAATAAAAGAACTCAAAAAATTAGAGTTAGCTGAACTTCTCAAAAAACAGATGGATGAAGATTCCAAAATATCTGAAGATGAAATTAGAGCATATGACGAATTTATGAAAACTCTGTCGTTAGAAGATATCACAGAAGCATTCTCAAGACAAAAACCAGAACTCGAAGATATAACAGTCGATTCAAATGGTAGAGAATTATCATATGAGAGAAGTGTTGTCAGAAAACCGCCAGATGTATCGTTGGATTTGACTCGTGAGCACATTGAAGAAATGAACTATTGCTTCAAACATCCAATTTATATGATAAAAAATTATATAAAAATCATAAACCAAGATAAGGGTATTATGAATTTTAAAATGTATCCATATCAGGCACAATATATAAAAGACTGTTTTGCTAATAAAAGACTCATATCATGTTGGGGAAGACAAAGCGGCAAAACGACATCTTCTTCTGCATTTATGCTACTTTTCACACTTTTCAATAAAGATAAAACTGTTGCCATTGTAGCAAATAAACAAGCAACATCCAAAGAAATATTAGATAGAATTAAATTGATGTATGATTATTTACCAATGTGGTTAAAGCCAGGTATAATAGAATGGAATAAAAATAGTGTTAAATTTGATAATGGCTGTAAAATTATAGCCGCAGCAACATCATCGGATTCTATTCGTGGTCAGGCAGTTTCTCTATTATATATCGATGAGTTCGCTTTCATTCCAAAAAATTTAGTTAATGAATTCATCGAATCTACATTCCCTGTTATTTCATCATCAAAACTTGCTCGTATTTTGATAACATCTACACCAAATGGTAAAAACCATTTCTATAAATTTTATGAAGAGGCAAGATTAAAAAAATCTACCTTCACCCACTCTAAAATTAATTGGTATGATGTTCCAGGTAGGGACGAAAAATGGAGATTAGACCAAATAAAAGAATTGGGTTCAATTGAAAAGTTTAATCAGGAATATGGTGCTGAATTTGCCAACGCTTCGAATATGGCATTTAAAACTGATACAATAAATCACATTGAAAAACTTCAAGTTGTTGACCCTCTGATTGATAATGTTAAACGAGCTGAGGGTTTAAGAATATTCCAACGACCGATAAAAGGTAGAAAATATTTGATATCAGCCGATGTCGCTGGTGGTAAGAACAGAGATTATTCAACGATGGTTGTTATAGATATCACAACAGATGATTTTAATATTGTAGCCACATATAGAAGCGATGAAATACATACATCTGATTATCCAGCGATGATTTATAATATAGCATTATATTATTATGGTGCATATATTATAATTGAAAATAATGGTTTGGGAGACGGTGTTGCAAATGATTTGTGGCATAATTATGAATATACCAACATTTTCAGTGCTGATTTTACAAAAGAACAGAGATATAAAAAAGGTTTCTATAAGGACATAGGTATAAAAACCAACAAGAAAAATAAGAAAGCTGGTGTTTTATTCCTTTCTTCAATGTTGGATAAATATCAGATAAATATTCCCGACATACAGATTGTTGATGAATTATATACATTTATTAAAAATGATAATGATACATATTCTGCATCAACAGGAAATCATGACGATTTCGTAATGAATCTTGTTTTATTTGCATATTTGGCTAAAACAAGAGAATCTTTTGAATTGATTCGTAGCACATTTGATGTAGAGGATGATGAAAGTGATGATGGTGCAATAAACAATGTTTTATATGTAGAAGGTGGAAAAGGAACATATCGTGATAAAGACGCTCTGTTTAGAGAAGCCGATGAAAAATTGTATAATATTTTACTGAAAGATTCTTCAACTGATTTTGATTCCAAGAATAAAAAGAACTCTTTAAATTTCATTTTTCCAAAATAATTCAAAAAAAGCTTGACAAAACAAAAAATATATGCTATAGTGTATCGTGATTTGTTGTTTTTTATATGGAGAGGTGAGAATGAGCGATAAAAAATACATAGTAGTTGAAGAGGAAAATAACAGTAAGGCGTTGTATGGATTCTTGGTTTTCATTTTTTGTATTGTAAGTCTGTTTATATATGAAAAGTATGATTGGACTTGGGAAGAATATCCTTTTTATTTTTGGCAGGAATATGTTTTAAAAGGTGTTGTTCCATATATTTCTTGTGTTGGAGAATCTGACGATGTTCTGTGTGAAAGAATAAAAGAAGGAAATATGAAAAAAATCCAGAAAAATGTTGATAGAATTTTGAAGGATAGAGAAACAAGAATTGCAAAAAATAAGATAGAAAATGAAGAAGCCAGAAGAAAATTGAAGATAAAATATGGTTTGATAAAAGATGATTCTGATGAAAATGATGAGAACCATTTCGTTGTAAATAACGATATGGTTGATTTGAGAGATATATTATCTGATTATTCTGGTGTTGGCTTTAAGGAAAATAGGAAATATATGATTAATAAGAGGGTTATTTCAAATAAAAATTTTAAGGGAGCCATA